ACGTCTTTGACCCCCATGGAGAGTTAATAGATATAGGCGTTATAGACAGTTGGCAAAACGAAGCTGACGGTTTAAAAAACGATCAAGACGCGTTAAACGAGTTTTATAGACAATTTCCAAGAACCACTGAGCATGCGTTTAGAGATGAAACAAAAAATAGTATATTCAATCTAGTAAAGATATATGAGCAGATAGATTACAATGAAGAAATGTCTAGGACGTTAGGAGTTACAAGAGGTAATTTTCAATGGGTAAATGGTGTTAAAGATTCTAAAGTAATTTATTACCCAGATCCAAAAGGTAGGTTTAAAATAAGTTGGGTACCACCAACTAATATTCAGAATAAAGTCGTATCAAAAAATGGGGCTAGATACCCTGGTAACGAACATATAGGAGCATTTGGTTGTGATAGTTACGATATATCGGGAACTGTTGACGGTCAAGGGTCAAAAGGAGCTTTACATGGCTTAACTAAGTTTAGTATGGAAGACGCTCCAGCCAATCAATTCTTTTTAGAATATTTGGCTAGACCACAAACCGCAGAGATATTTTTTGAAGACGTTTTAATGGCGTTAGTATTTTATGGGATGCCAATACTTGCGGAGAACAACAAACCTAGACTATTGTATTATTTAAAAAGAAGAGGTTATAGAGGTTATAGCATGAATAGACCTGATAAAAAATGGAACAAACTTTCTATTGCTGAAAAAGAAATAGGTGGTATACCAAACTCTAGTGAAGATATTAAACAAGCACACGCAGCTGCTATTGAAATGTATATACAGTCTCACGTTGGTATAAAACAAGATGGTACATTTGGCAAATGTTATTTTAATGAGTTATTAAATGACTGGGCTAGATTTGATATAAACAAAAGAACAAAACATGATGCGTCTATTAGTTCTGGACTTGCTATAATGGCAAATAACAGACATTTGTATACACCTAACGCACCAATAGTAAAACCAAAACTAAATATAAGTATTGCTAGATATTCTAATGAAGGCAACACATCTAAATTAATTAAAGAATAAATATGGCTGAGTCAGTTATAAGAGATTACTTCCCGAGTCAAACAGTTAGTGATGCTGAAAAAGCGTCAGCTGACTATGGCTTACAAGTAGGTAAAGCTATTCAAAGAGAATGGTTTAATAGTTCGGGAGGACAAAATAAATTTTCTAGTAATAAATCTAAATATCACAAACTTAGATCGTATGCTAGAGGAGAGCAATCAATACAAAAATATAAAGATGAACTATCTATTAATGGTGATTTATCTTATTTGAATTTAGATTGGAAACCAGTTCCTATTATACCAAAGTTTGTAGATATAGTTGTAAATGGTATATCAGAAAGAACATATGATGTTAGGGCTTATTCTCAAGACCCTATGGGTATAGAAAAAAGATCTAAGTATATGCAGGATATACTTATGGATATGGCTGCTAAAGATTTTAATAGTGAAATAGAACAAAACTTTGGTATTAGTGTTAAAAGGTCTAATGTACAAGAGCTACCACAATCAAGAGAAGAGTTAGACTTACACATGCAATTAACATATAAACAAGAAATAGAAATAGCAGAAGAGCAAGCTATTAATGTTTTAATGGAAGGTAATAATTATGAGTTAATTAAAAAACGTTTTTATTATGATTTAACTGTTTTAGGTATTGGAGCAACTAAAACATCATATAACGCGTCAGAAGGTATAGTTGTTGATTATGTTAATCCAGCAAACTTAGTTTATTCTTATACAGAGTCGCCTTATTTTGAAGATATATATTATGTGGGTGAGGTAAAAACTATACCTATAAATGAATTAATAAAACAATTTCCAGACTTAACACATGAAGAGTTGGAAAAAGTTATAAAAACAAAATCTTATCAAAACACAAACTATAATAGTGGTTTTGGTTCTGGAGCGGAATACGATACAAATAAAGTTCAAATTTTATATTTTAATTTTAAAACTTATAACCACGAGGTTTACAAAGTAAAACAAACAGGTACTGGTGGTGAGAAAGCAATATTAAAAAATGATAAATTTAATCCACCTAAAGAATTAGAGGGAGAATTTAAAAAATTATCTACAGCTATTGAAGTTTTATATGAGGGAGCTATGGTATTAGGTACGTCAAAATTACTTTCTTGGCAATTAGCTCAAAACATGTTAAGACCTAAAAGCAATTATACTAAAGTAAAAACAAACTATAGTATTGTTGCTCCAAGAATGTATTTAGGTAAAATAGAATCTCTAGTTAGTAGAATCACTGGTTTTGCTGATATGATTCAATTAACACACTTAAAGCTTCAGCAAGTAATGTCTAGATTGGTTCCAGATGGTATTTATTTAGATGCCGATGGTTTGGCTGAGATAGATTTAGGCAATGGTACAAACTATAATCCACAAGAAGCTTTAAATATGTTTTTCCAAACAGGTTCTATTATAGGTAGATCAATGACTGCTGATGGTGATATGAATCCTGGTAGAGTGCCAATACAAGAAATAGCTAGTGGTAGTGGTGGTGGGAAAATGCAAAGTTTAATACAAACTTACAACTACTATTTACAAATGATTAGAGATGTAACTGGTCTTAATGAAGCAAGAGATGGTAGTATGCCAGATAAAAATGCTTTAGTTGGAGTACAGAAGTTAGCGGCTGCTAATTCTAACACAGCGACAAGACACATCCTACAGTCAGGTTTATTTTTGACAGCTGAAACTGCAGAGGCTTTATCTTTAAGAATATCTGATGTCATTGAGTATTCACCTACAAAAGATGCTTTTATACAAGCTATAGGTGCTCATAATGTTGCTGTATTAGAAGAATTAAAAGAATTACATTTATATGATTTCGGTATATTTATTGAATTAACACCTGATGAAGAGGAAAAAGCTATGTTAGAAAATAATATACAAATGGCCTTACAACAACAAACTATTGATATTGAAGACGCTATTGATCTTAGAGAAATTAAAAACGTAAAGTTAGCTAATCAATTACTTAAAATACGTAGAAAAAAGAAACAAGAAAAAGATCAAGAAATACAAGAAAGAAATATGCAGATGCAATCAGAGACAAATCAGCAAGCTGCTCAAGCTGCTGCTCAAGCTGAAATGCAAAAAAATCAAGCTAAAGCTCAAATGGAAGCTCAGCTAGAACAAACTAAATCTCAGTTAAAAATGATGGAACAAGAAACTGAGGTTAAGTATAAAAAAGAATTGATGGAGTTAGAGTTTCAAATGAACATGAAGCTAAAGCAATTAGAAGCTAGTGCTAAATCTAACAACGAGACTATGAAAGAAGATCGTAAAGATCAAAGAACAAAAATCCAAGCCACTCAACAAAGTGAAATGATAGAACAAAGAAATAGCAACGCAAGTGCTAAAAACTTTGAGTCTGCAGGTAATGATAACTTAAGTGGGGATTTTAATTTAGGACAATTTGATCCTAATTAATTATTTATTAATTTTATAATATTATATTATGGCAGAAAATGAAAAAGTAACTGAAGAAGTTACACAAGCACCTGAAGAAACAGGTAAAATAAAAGTAAAACCAAGTTTAAAAAAATACAACGAACAAGAAGGACCTATAAAAGTAGATTTATCAAAACCAAAAGACCAAGAAGATGAAGTTAAAGAAGACAACCCTGTCGACGAGGGAGTGGCTGCAAAGCCTAATAATGCCGAGTCCACAGAAAAACAAGAAGAAGTACAACCGGAAAAGCAAGCACAAGAAGAAACACCAGTACTAGAAGAGATTACTGAAGAAGTTAAAGAAGATGTCGTTGAAGAGAAGAAAGTAGTTGAAGAACTACTTGATGCTAAAATAGAACAGCAAGAAACTGGAAAAGCTTTACCTGAAAATTTACAGAAAGTTGTAGATTTTATGGAAGAAACCGGCGGTAACATAGAAGATTATGTTAGGTTGAATCAAGATTATTCTAAACTAGATGAAGGTAATTTATTAAGAGAATATTATAAACAAACAAAATCTCATTTAACTTCTGAAGAAATAGATTTCTTAATTGAAGATGATTTTAGTATATCTGAAGATGATTCAGAGAGAGATAAGAAAAAGAAAAAAATAGCGTTAAAAGAGCAAGTTGCCGACGCTAAAACCTACTTAGACGGGTTAAAGTCTAAATATTATGAAGAAATAAAAGCCGGCTCAAGGTTAACGCCAGAGGCTAAAACAGCTTTAGATTTTTATAATAAATACAACAAGGAGTCAGAAGAGACTCAAAAAGTAGCATCACAACAAAAAAATACTTTTTTACAAAAAACCAACCAGGTTTTTAACGATGAGTTCAAAGGTTTTGAATATAGTGTCGGTGACAAAAAGTACAGATTTAATGTGAAAAACAGTGGTGAGATAAAACAAACACAAAGTGACATTAACAACTTTGTTAAGAAGTTTCTTGACAGTGATGGTGTTATGAATGACGCTAAGGGTTATCACAAATCTTTATTTACAGCTATGAACGCTGATGCTATAGCAAATCATTTTTACGAACAAGGTAGAGCAGACGCTACTAAAAGTAGTGTTGAAAAAGCCAAAAATATTGACATGAATCCAAGGCAAACATTTGCTAACGAAAGTGCTGGTATTAAATATAGAGTGATTGGAGATAGTTCTTCTGATTTTAAGTTTAAATTAAAACAAAAATAATAACTTAAAAATAATAAAAAAATGGCACAATCGTATGGAGTGGGAACTAACTTAAACGTAGTTCCTGGCCCAATGCAGCAAACTCTAGAAAATAACTTTCTAGACTTTTCAACTGGATGGGCACAACAATACCTACCTGAGCTTTACGAAGCGGAGGTAGAAAGATATGGTAACAGAATGTTATCAGGATTCTTATCAAAAGTAGGGGCTGAAGAAGCTATGGCTTCTGACCAAGTAGTTTGGTCTGAGCAAGGTAGATTACATATTGCAGCAACTACTGCTGCATCTGCAGGTATAGCGGCAGATGAAATAACATTTGGTTCTGTAGCTGATGCAAAACTATTTAGATTACATGATACTGTATTATTATACTGCACGGCATGTAACACGGCTGGAAACGTAGGAAAATCAATTAAAGCAATTGTTACTGTGGAAGATCACGCTAACAGTAAAGTTAAAATGATACCTTACACTCAAGCAACTTTAGATGCTTCAGCTTCTGGAGACACTACTTTTACTACAGGCTCTGTATTTAGAGCAATGGTTTACGGTTCTGAATACAAAAAAGGTGATACTTTATCTAGAAAAGCTTTAACTCCTCAATTCAAGTCTTTTAACAACAAGCCAATTATCATAAGAGATAAGTTTCAAGTTTCAGGATCTGATGCTGCTCAAATTGGTTGGGTTGAAGTTACTGGTGAAGAAGGACAAAATGGTTACCTATGGTACTTAAAAGCTGAAGGAGACACTAGATCTCGTTTCAATGACTACATGGAAATGACTATGTTAGAAGCTGAAAGAGCTACAGGTACTCAATTAGACAATTTCTTAGCAACTGGTGGTTCTGGTACTGGTGCTGAAGCTGGTACTGAAGGTTTATTTGCGGCAATTACTGATAGAGGTCATATTACTTATGATACTTTCAACACTGCAACTAACTCTACTTCTAACCATGTTGATATGGCAGTTTTAGATGGTATACTAGTTAAATTAGATGCTGAAGGAGCAATTGAAGAAAACATGCTTTATTTAGATAGAACTGAAACTCTAGCAATAGATAATATGTTAGGATTCTTTGGATCTGGTGAGGCTCTTTCTACTGGTTATGGTGTATTTAATAATTCAGAAGAAATGGCACTTAATTTAGGTTTCTCTGGTTTTAGACGTGGATCTTATGATTTCTATAAAACTGACTGGAAATACTTAAACGACAAGATGGCTTACGGTTCTATGACTGGAGGCTTAGCTGGTGAAGGGAAAATATCTGGTGTTTTATGTCCTGCTGGTACTAGTTCAGTATATGATGA